AGGGCATCGCCATCTATAATCTGCTGCGTTCCCATCCGGCCAAGGTGACGGTCGAGGTTTTGGGCTGGGCAGCATCGGCAGCTTCCATCATCGCCATGGCCGGTGACGAAATCCGCATGGGCCTCGGTTCGTTCATGATGGTGCACAATGCCTGGGGCGTGGTCATCGGCAATCGCCACGACATGCGCGAGGCTGCCACCCTGTTCGACCAGTTCGATGCCGCGCTCGCCGACATTTATGAGGCCCGCACCGGCATGGAGCGCGCCGACATCGAGCAGCTGATGGATACCGAGACGTTCATGACGGCAGCACAGGCGATCGAGAACGGCTTCGCCGATATCGTCGATGCAGAAGTCCAGTCCAAAGCCGGTGCGTCCGAAAACGTCCGGCCAGAAATCCATGCCAAGCGCCGCATCGATGCGGCTCTGGCGCAACAGGGCATCTCCCGCTCAGAGCGGCGCAAGATGCTCAATCAGATTGCCGGCATGCGCGACGCTGCCGACACCGCCACGCACGACGCTGGCATCAATCCAGCCGCACTCCAGCGGCTGATCCAAACCATCCGCTCATAGGAGAACATCATGAGCATTCATTTGAACCCGCCTGCGCGCGGGCCAGTCCGGGGTTTTGTCGGCGTGCGCGCCGATTCCGGCAACGCGACAAAAATCCTCGCCGAGCTGCAGAAAACCTTCGAGGACTTCAAGGTCGAACGCGACAAGGAGCTCGCCGACATCAAGGCCGGCATGGCCGATGTGGTCCAGACCGAGAAGGTCGACCGTATCAATGCCGAACTGACCAAGCTGACCAAAGAAATCGACGCAGTGAATGCAGCGATGGCCGCGATCAAGGTCGGTGGTGCCGGCAATGATCACGATCCGGACAAGGCAGAGCACGCACAAGCCTTCGATCGTTTCTTCCGGCGCGGCGTCGATGCCGGCCTGCGTGATCTCGAGGTCAAGGCCAAGCTGACGACGCAGTCCGATCCGGACGGCGGCTATCTGGTGCCGGAAGAGACGGAAGCCGGTATCGACCGGGTGCTCGGCACCGTGTCCACGATCCGTTCTCTCGCCCGCACCATTTCCATTTCGACCAGCACCTACAAGAAGCTGGTCAATATGGGCGGTGCGACCTCCGGCTGGGTTGGCGAGGAACAGGATCGTCCTGGCACAGCCACGCCAACGCTGCGTGAGATCGCCATCAACACCGGCGAGATCTACGCCATGCCGGGCGCCACGCAAACCTCACTCGACGATGCCCGGATTGATCTGGCGGCCTGGCTGGCCGACGAAGTCTCGATCGAGTTCGCCGAGCAGGAAGGCGCTGCCTTTGCCAATGGCGATGGAATCAACAAGCCGCGCGGCATCTTGGCCTACGACACGGTGGCGAATGCCTCCTATGTTTGGGGCAAGCTTGGCTTCGTTGCTTCCGGCAAGGCCGATGGCTTTGTCGCAGCGACCGCCTCTGCCAGCCCGGCCGACGCGCTGATCGACCTCTACTATGCGCTCAAGTCCGGCTACCGGAACGGTGCATCGTGGCTGATGTCGGATGCCACCATGAACACGGTTCGCAAGTTCAAGGATGCGGAAGGTGCCTATATCTGGGCTCCGCCTTCCGGCGCTGCCGAAGTGGCAACCATCCTCGGCAAGCCCGTCCATACCGACGATAACATGCTGGCGGTTGGTGCTGGAGAGTTCCCGATCGCCTTCGGGGATTTCAACCGGGCCTATCTGATCGTCGACCGCATCGGCATCCGAGTGCTTCGGGACCCGTTCACCTCGAAGCCGAACGTGCTGTTCTACACCACCAAGCGCGTCGGTGGCGGCATCGTCAACTTCGAAGCCCTGAAGCTGCTGAAGATCAGCACCTGATCATCATGACGGCGGCCATCATCCTGAGCCCTGAGCTTGTCGAAGGGTCGAAGGACGGCCGCCCGTCTCTTCATCATTCCCCACTCATTGAAAGGACTTCTCCCATGAAGGACGGTATTTCCGGCCTCGGCCTCGTCGCATCGCTGGTTCCCGCCGTGGTCACCGCCACCACCAAGGGCAGTCACGCCGATCTGCAGGGCTTCAATTCGGCGACCCTGATCATCAATGCCGGCGCGATTGCCGGTGACGGCCTCTACGCCATCACCATGCAGGAGAGCGACACGACCACGGATGGTGACTTTACCGAGGTGGCGGCTGGCGATCTGCTCGGGATTCTGCCGGCCGCGCTTGAGGCCAGCACGGTCTACAAGCAAGATTACGTCGGCAACAAACGCTACATCCGCGCGGTCATCACCAAGACCTCTGGCACTTCGATTGCCGCCGGTGCGATCTTTGCGCTCGGCCACCCGCACGACGCGCCGGTGACCTGACATCGTTCGAGACGGCCGGCTCATCTCCCCTCGGCATCGCTGGCCGCTTCTCTTTATTATAATGGATCATGGAAGTGCTCGCACCCGTTCGCACCGTCGCGCCTGCCGAAATGCCGGTGACGCTGGCTGAGGCCAAAGCCCATCTGCGTATCGATCACAACGACCAGGACGACCTGATCAGCTCCCAGATCAAGGCGGCAACGGCGTATCTCGACGGCTATTCCGGCATAATCGGCCGGGCGCTGGTAACGCAAACCTGGCGGCAGGATTTTGGTCGCTTTGCCAATCGCCTGCCGTTGCCGGTAGCGCCGGTGACCGCAATCGTCAGCATCAGTCACTTCGACGTCGGCAATGTGCAGCAGGTGGTCGATCCCAGTGGGTATGATTTGTTCGCTGATGCGCACGGGGCCTATGTCGCGCTGCAGCCGGGAAAGGTCTGGCCGGCAACATTCCGTCGCATTGATGCCGTCTCGGTCACCTTCACCGCCGGCTATGGCTCGGCCGCCGACGTGCCCGCGCCCATCCGCCAGGCCATCCTGCTTATCGTCCAGCGGCTCTTCGACGGTGCCGACACCGAGATCGACGTGGCCATCGACCGCGTCGTTCATGCCCTGGTTGCGCCCTATCGGATGCGGCCACTCTGATGACCAGGATTACCGCAAGCGATCTGCGTGACCGTGTCCGTCTGGAAAAACAAGAGGAAGTTGACGACGGCTATGGTGGCGTCACTGGTCAATGGGTCGCCCAGTTCGAGCGCGATGCCTGCATCCTGCTTTCAAAAGGTGGCGAGACCGTCATTGCCTCACGCCTGCAAAGCATTCAACCAGCCCTGATCATCGTACGTTTCGATGCGGAAACCTCGACCATCACCGCTGCCTGGCGGCTGATCGAGGTTCGTTCCGGTACCCTCTACAACATCCGCACCGCCGCCGACATGGAGCGGCGTGGCCGCTTCATCACCATGCTGTGCGATGCCGGCGCGCCAACGTGACGGTAACCCTCGGCCGTCGCCGGCCAGCAATAAGAACGAAGCCCCTTGGCCGCACTACGGCTGGCGCAAAAGCCGTGCGTCCAGCCGTAGCTCTGGCAATCCCGCGAAAGGACATCATCATGAACGCCAACGTGCCCAGCGGCGCGGGGATCCCGGCTGCGTCCGACAAATATCATGTCTACCGGCCATTGCTGGACCTGATCGGCCATGCTGAAGGCACCGACAGAAAGCGCGGCTACAATGAAACGCTGGCCTATGGCGCCTTCACCGGTGGCGATGTCGATCTCGTCACCATGACCCTGCAGGAGATCGAAGCGCTTCAGACCAGGATGCTGAAGCATCCTCAAAACCGCTTCAACTCATCAGCAGTCGGCCGCTATCAGATCGTGCGCACTACTCTGCGCGCCATCCGCAAGACACTGAAACTTCCGCCGTCGGCCCTGTTTGACGCCGACATGCAGGACCGCTGCGCCTGCTACCTTCTCGGCCTGCGTGGCATCGACAAATATCTCGCAGGCCGGCTGTCTGAAGATACGCTGATCAACAATCTGGCCCCTGAATGGGCGTCTCTCCCGACTACTGCCGGCAAAGGTGCTTATGCCGGCCAGAACGCAGCCGTCAGTCCGGATCGTGTGCGCCAGGTGCTGGCCGAGGTAAAGAAGCGCCATGCCACGAGCCAACCAACGCGAGAAATCGTGGTGGAACGGGAAATCGATAAGCCCGTCGTTCCCGACACCGTCGAAGCGGAAATTCGCAAGCGCACCGATCAGTGGAGCTGGATCACCACCATCTTCGGCAGCGGTAGCGCCGGACTTGCAGCGCTAGCCGGCATGGACTGGCAGACGGTTATGGCAATCGGTGCCCTTGCGCTCGGAGGGCTCATCATCGCGTTGCTGTTACGGCGGCAGATCGTCTGTGCCGTGCGGGATGTGAGGAAAGCGATCGAGCCCGCTTCCCGCTAGGCCTCAATCTTGCCGCGGAACCGAGAAAACACGCTGTGCCCAGAGGCATCGAACAGGAGCACCTCATAAAGTTCTGGCTCGACCCCGGGGAAGTCCATGCCGGGCGAACCGGTTGGCATTCCCGGCACCGCAAGACCAATGGCGTCCGGCCGTTCGGCCAGCAGGCGGCGCAGGGCGGCAACCGGGACATGGCCTTCCACGATATATCCGTCTACCTCGGCAGTATGGCAGGAGAAGAGGTCCGTTGGTACGCCGAGCCGATGTTTCAGTCCGAACACGTCATCGGATTCGATTACCCGCACCGGGAAGCCAGCAGCCTCGACATGCTCGACCCAGCCATCGCAGCAGCCGCAACTGGGGTCCTTGGTAACCGTCAGCAGCGGCAGGGTATCGGCCCGCGAACGCCCGGGCAGAGAAAACACCAGGGGAAGCACGCCCGCAGCCGTCAGAATGGTGCGTCGGCTGATGGGGAAATTGTTTCGCATCGTCAAACCTCGATTGTGGATTCCATTAACTCGCCGTTCCGGTTGGGGCGCGACATACTAAGGGCTGAGCAAACGCCTGGGCGGCAGTTCGCCGCCTGTTGCCATTCCTGGCGGATGATTTCACATCTGTCATAGCTTCACCCCCCGCAGTCGTGCCGCATTCGCGATCACGCTGACCGATGACAGCGCCATGGCAGCCGCCGCGATGATCGGTGACAGCAGGATGCCAAAGAAGGGGTAGAGCACGCCCGCCGCCACCGGAACGCCGAGCGCGTTGTAGATGAAGGCGAAGAACAGGTTCTGGCGGATGTTGCCCATGACGGCCTCCGAGAGGAGCCGGGCGCGAACGATGCCGGTCAAGTCCCCCTTGAGCAGCGTGACGACCGCGCTTTCCATCGCAACGTCGGTGCCGGTTCCCATGGCGATGCCGACGTCTGCTGCGGCGAGTGCAGGCGCATCATTGACCCCGTCGCCAGCCATCGCAACCACCTCTCCGGCAGCCTTGTGCTGCCGCACGACGGCACTCTTCTGATCGGGCAGGACTTCGGCTTCAACCTCGTCAATGCCAAGCTGGCGCGCGACCGCCTTCGCGGTCGTCCAGTTATCACCGGTCAGCATGACCACCCGGATCCCTTGCTCCTTCAGTGCGGCAAGCGCTTTCGGCGTCGATGGCTTGACTGGATCTGCGATGGCGAAGATCGCCGCAACCTGCCCATCCACTCCCATGAAGATCGCGGTCGCCCCGTCCTCGCGCAGCCGGTCGGCCTCATCGGCCAGCGGCGTGACATCGACGCCCTGCTCAGCGAGGAATTTTGCATTGCCGAGCGGAATGCGCTTGCCCTCGACCGTACCATAAGCCCCCTTGCCAGTTGGCGAGTCGAAATCCGCGACCGGGGCGATCGCAAGGCCGCGCTCCTCGGCGGCGCGGACGATGGCGAGCGCCAACGGATGCTCGCTGGCGCGCTCGACGCTGGCAGCAAGGCGCAGGGCCTCATCCTCGGTGAAACCTTCTGCGGGAACGATAGCCGTGACTGCGGGCCGGCCTTCGGTCAGCGTGCCGGTCTTGTCGACGATGATCGTGTTCACCTTCTCCATGTGCTCCAGCGCCTCGGCGTTCTTTATCAAAACGCCCGCCTGCGCGCCGCGCCCGACGCCAACCATGATCGACATCGGCGTGGCAAGGCCGAGCGCGCAGGGACAGGCGATGATCAGCACAGAAACCGCTACGAT